CTAAATGCAATTGCAGCGCTGCGTCATAGATATGCACTTCGGCCCAATCACGGTCCCAACTCGTGCCGTTCCAGACACCGCGTTCCGTCCACATGCCGGTGGCGACGTCATAGACCCAGGTCTTATTCGCGGCAGGAAAGTTCCAGCAGATAAACGTGTGCCCGTTCTCTTGATACGAGCGTGCCGATGCGTCGCGTACCGTCGCATACGACTGCCAGCTTGTCTCGACCGCGTGCGTGGAGATACGCTCCGGCGTGACACCATTCAAGCGGAAGGCCCAGGCAGAACCGAGTGAATTGACGGCAATACCGAAAATCATGTTATCGGAAATCAACAGCGAATTCCGGTAAGCGCCACACTCGACGTAGACCGACTGGTCGCGCGTCAGCGGGAACAACGGATCGCCGGAATCGACATAGCTTTCAATGTGGTTCGATCCAAACATCATCACGCGGCGGTTCACCACTTTGAGCGCCATCGTGAGATCGGGCGTCTGCTCGAAGGCAAAATCAAGCGCACCCCAACTGGTGCCATCCTGATACGCGGAGATGTAGAAGTTGCCACTGGATGCCAAGCCAATAAAGTAGCCGTCGAGTTCGTCCACCTGGATGAGCGGTTCGGGCGTCGAGACCGTCGCATGGAACGTATTCGTCGTCAGATCAAAAACGCTGGTGACGTTGTTCGAAGCGATACACAGCTGATTGCCCCGGATGTTGACGCCGAGCGAGTAGCGCACATAGGGACCAATCACGGGCCCGGTCGGGCCGAGCGCTACTGCGGTGAACGGCGGAGCAGAACCGGTGAGTTCGTACAGTTCGTCCGCCACGATGAAGAAGCGTCTGCCGTTGATGTATACGGCGGCCATCACGCCGCTACTGGTTCCGGGGCCCGCCACCAGCGTGCCGTTGCAGGCAACGCCATAGAAGCCTTGCGGATCGAGCACGGTGCCGTTGCAGGCAACGCCCACGCCCACGAGAACCGAGTTATCGGCAATCGAGACCGGCGTGCCACCGATGACCGCCACCGGGCTGCTTAACCCCGGCGCATAGGTGTAGTAGTAGGTGGATTTGCCGTTCCCTTCCACGCGCTCCGGGACCAGGTTGACGCAGCGTTCGCCGGAAACCGCGGCAGAAATTCCCGTGTACGTGGCGCCGATGGCGCCGGGTAAGTCCATGAGCGCCACTAAAACTCTCCGCTCAAAAACTGCGCCTTCGTGAGGTAATGTGCTCCGGGCGTATTCGGCATTCCCGGGTCAACTCTCATGCGCATATCCGGCGCGTTCAGTTCCTTGATGTCGCCGAGGGAATCCGCGGCATTCCGTAGCGTGATCGCATTGGGCGTGATGCCGAAGCCGGGCGCGATCTCAACGGCCAGGTTTAAGAACATCGCACGAAAGTAGCCGGGAGCTGCATTCACCGGATCGTTGAGATTTCCTACAGTCAAAGCCTGCCAGTAAAACAATTCGATCTGGTTGACCACGTTCGGCGTGTACCACACCCAGATGCGCGACGCCGTGTAAGGTTGTCCCAGGTTGCTTCCCGTGACCACCGAGCGATCGAGATACAGCGCCTGTGGAAAGGCGCTCTGCAAGAGCGGTGTGGAGATATACGCCCACTGCTCGACCGTCAATACCGCGAGATACAAGCGCACTGGATTATTGCCCTGCCCGTACGGTGGGTTGGTGAGCAGTAAATTACTCGCCTGCGGATGCAATCGAATCGGCCGGGGCGCATTCCAATCGGGCGCATTCGGTCCGATCAAATACGACTGCTGCCCTGCCACCAGATTGAAGACCTGCTGCTGATACCACGGCACCACCGTCGGCTTCAGATTCCAGCTATCGACCATCCAGGTCAGCCGGTCGAGCAGCCGCTGTGCCAGATCCGGACTGGCGCTCAGGTCGTCGCCGAGCGCGTTCAGGTTCAGTTCTCCGGCAGCTTGGGTCAACAGATCAAGATAAGTAGATCCGCTCATGTACTCCGCTCTCTTAGGCCGTCTTCTTGCGGAACCGTCCGCCCTCACCCCTCGAGGGCACACTCATGCTCTCTTCCTCATCCATTTCGTCCGGTTGCGCCAACTGCGCTTCGAATGCCTCGCGCGCCTCTTGCTGTGCGCCGAGCGACGGATAATAGCCTGCTGCCATCCGCTGCTGCTCTTCGCGCAGGTCGTTGGCGACGACGGGCTCTTCCTGCGGGTATCCCAGCGGATACATGGCCTTCGGATACTCCTGATGGACGTAGGGCGGCAGCTCCTCGTCTTCCGTCAGGCCGCGGTTATATTTTTCGATCTTCTCGGAGTTGCGGCGCTCCGCTGCGAAGAATTCGCGGATCGCATCACGGGTCGAGCCCAGCGCTCGCACGTTGTCCGGCATAGAAAGGTCTCCTTTTCAAAAAAGGGCGGGAGGGGCAAACGAGATAGGGTCATATCGCTCGTTCTGGAGGTTAAGGAACTGGACCGCCTCTCCCGCCGTTGAAACTTGTACTAAGAACTCACCACGCAGGCCCATTCTGGATAGAGGGCTCCGTACCCAAATAGAATGTCCCAGCGGACCTTCCACTGATCGTTGTCGCCGTCCAGATACTGCATGTAGCGCATGTACGCGCCCGTCTCCGGATCGGTGTCGCCGAAGGCCTCGATCACGCCTTTGTCGGGCACATCGAGCTTTCCGTAGACCACGGCGTACGCTTTCTCATGAAACGCAAGCCCCGTCGTGATCGGTGCCGTTCCGCCGGAGGCCACCCAGACGTTGAGTACTGCCCCGGCTGGCGGCGCCTGGCTGATGTTTTGATATTGCCCGGTGCTCGTCATGGCCGGATAGACCGGGATCGAGATGTTACCGGAAGTGAGCGCCGTGGTCGTGGTCACGACGAACGACTGCAAAGCGCCGATCGACTGGCGGGACTGCGCGTTGACGGTATTGACCGCGGTCGCTCCCGAGCCAATCGTGAAGCGTGTGCCCGCAGGCAAGGACCCGGAGGTCCAGCCGCTGGTGACGAGAGTTGAACCGGTCTGGCTCCCGCCCGACACGACCGGTGCTCCGGCGTAGGTCGGAGCGGTCGTGGTCGGCGTATTCTGCGATTTAAACCACTGCAGACCGTGCGCCTCGCCAATGCTTCCGGTTCGATATTGCTGCTCGATTTCCTGGCCCGCGTGAAAGAGCGCTTGGTCTTTCTTGACCGCGTTCGCCATCATCGCCGGTGAGACGATGACCATGCGGTCCTGCGTGTTCATCGGACAGTCGAAGTTGTCGAGCATCACTCCGGCATCGATATAGATGCCGTTGTCGGTGGGTGGCGTACCGGGCGTGCCCACAGAGTTCGGGCAGGTGTTCACCGCGAAGGAGAACGCCTGGTAATCGACGTAGTTGCTTAAGGCGTCGGCGGCCGGTTTGCCGTATTTCTCGTACATGTGATCCGCATTTAAGAACCGTTCGGCGGAAGAAAGCTGATACGCTACGTTCGCCTGAATCGACATCGTCAAGGGTGTGACCAGATTGGTAATCCCCTGAAACACCGCGGCCTGGCTGGCGCTGACCGTGAATCGTTGCGGTTTGGGAATCTGAACGGTTTGACCGGCTTTGTTGTGGGAGCCGACAATTGCGCCGAACTCGTCACTGTAGGAGTGATCGACGTTGCGCGCGAATTTTAAATTATTCTTCCATCGTGCAAGTGTCTTCCAGAGCACCACCTGCGTGTTTACGAAGGTATTGGGCATTTCTTAATCCTTTGGTTGAAGTCGTCACGCTGGCAGTCTCCGGGTCTGCATTTGTTTCGGAACCAAGGATTTTTACAGTGTCCTGTGGAAAACTGAGGTGCTCTGATTACGGCTCAGAACGGGCCGAAATTCGTTACTTGCGCTTCGCCAAACGACGCTCTACTTCTTCCCACTGCGCGAAACTTTTGGCACCGTGGTCGGGCTTGGCGGCCGCCGATACACTCGAGCCCGTCGCATTCAGGCGTGCGGGCACTTTCACGGGTTGCGGCGTTTGGAGTGAAGCTTCCGGGAGGGCGCCATTCGAGCGAAGATGCGCGGCGAGCTTGCCCATTTCAAAGATCTGGATATCGCGCGGCAGCACTTGAATCCTGCGCGCCTCGTCCTTGTCCTCGATCAGGGCCTGCCCGAGCGCCGGGCCTTCGTGCAGCACGATGTCGACCATCAGCGGCGACATTGGCGTCTGCGCAATCTCGGCGTCGTACTCCGGGTGTTCCTTCAGATGCTCGGCGAGCTTCTGCCCGTAGACCTCGGTGACCTTCTGCTGCGTCGCCTTAGCCTGCTGCTCCGATTGCTTGCGTTCCCATTGCCGCTCGATGTAAGCGCGCTGCTTCTCCTCGTACTTTTCAACCTCCGCTTCGTACTCCTCGAGTGTTCCTTGAAATGTCGAGAGCTTCGGCCGCACCGGCTTGTCGTCCGGCTGGGCCGCACCCTGTGGGGGCTGCGTCTCTAGCGGCTGGTCGCTCGTTGGCCGTCCCGCCGGGGCCTGCAGTTCGCGGCGCTGCCGGCGTAATTCGGTGACTTCCTTGAGCAGTTTGGCGTGCTCTTCCGAGAGCGACGGCTTAGGTTTAGGCGGCTTCTTTTCGGTCTTATCTGCTTCCGGCTGCTCGGCCGTTTCCGCTTCCGGATTCGCTTCGACCGCTTCTACCGGTTCTGCGGGCGCAGCGGGTTTGGCCGGTTCCGCCGGTGCATTGTATTTGCCACCCGCGGCTTCGAACTGGGCAAAGTTGGTGATCTCGGCCGGTGGTTGTGGTGGTGTTGTTTCGTCTGCCATAAAAACTTACGGGAACGATACGCCGATCTTGACCACCGCGGGCGGGTTGTGTACCGCGATCGCCGAGCCGCCCTGCGCGCGAGCGACGGTCAGGTTATTGGCGTTGATGATGGCCGTGACCGTCATGTACTCCTGATCGATCAGCAGATTGTCGCCCACCGCTGCCACGTCCGAGCCATTCTCGAGCGCGACCGTGGTGTCCGTCGAATCGTTGAGCGGCTGCGCCAGGAGTCCCGCACCTTTCGCGCCTCTGGTGTACCAGAAGGTGCCCGGCGTACCGTCATCCGACTGCGGTGCTTTCTGGATGTCGGTCGTGCCCTGCACGTAGCCATTGAGCACATGCAGGTCCGCCGAGCCGTCCGGGTACGTGCCCATCACGAAGGCCGCAAAGGGACCGCCGCCGTTGGGTCCTAAGAACGATACCGCATCGCCAAGAAATACGAGTCTAGGCATTTTGTTCTTCCTTTCGAGTTACAGTGCTGCCGCACAGTTCGCAGGCCACCTTTACCGCTTCGCGATAGGCATCCTGTAAGCGCGGCGGCAGGTCTTCCCATTCGGGCACCGGCAACAGTTGCGCCTCAGCCCGCGCGATATAGGCATACGCCTCATAAGCGGCGCAAGCAACCGCGTTCCAGTCAGGCATCTAATGCAGCCACAGCGCCAGCGTCAGCAGCGCTTCATTCCTCAGCCGGTTTCTCCTCGGCGAGAGGATTAACTTGCGGCTTATGGCCCTCTGGAGGGACTAGCGCCCAGACCCAACCAAGGCCGGGAACGTACACCTGTAACCAGCGCGGATCATCACTGGGCGGGCGATTGATTGGATTCTCGACGGTGCCGCCTTCGCCACCACCACTGCCGCCACCCGAAGGGGGTTGCGGGGGAAGCACGATGGGATGCGTGGGAACCGTTGGCCAGTAGATGGGATGTGTCGGAACCGGCGGCCAGTAAATCGGATGCGATGGATAGACCGGCCCTGTACCACCACTGGGCGGTTCCGGCGGGATCACGATAGGATGCGTGGGCACCGTTGGGTAATAAATCGGATGGGTAGGCGTCGGCGGATAATAAATCGGATGCGTGGGAACGCCCGGTGACGGCCAGATGGTCGGCGGCTGATCGGGCGGTAACACGATCGGATGCTCCGGATGTCCTTCCTGCGAGAGCGGAA